TAACCACTACAAATAAGTCATCACATTCGGCTGTTGGTGTAATGTTCAAAATCAAATGTATGAAATGCGGAACAGAACTTCCAAAAAGCTATGAATGTGAGATGTACATGGATCAGGACGGAGGCATCAGAACAGGGAAAGACGAGCGAACGAAAGCAACTACAGATTGGAACAGGAGGGCGAACGATGGGAATACTGATTGATGCTGGGTTGGTTTTAGACAACTTAAGTGGACGTCTTGAAAGCATGAAAGATTATGATGCAGTAAGAGATGTGATTAACAATATGCCGACCGCCTATGACCCGGACAAGGTCGTGGAACAGTTGGAAAATGAGAGAAAGTTTTGGGAGAATGCATACGACAGTAATTTAGGAAAAGAGAAAGCGAGAAGTTATGAGCATGCAATCGAGATTGTGAAAGGCGGTGGAGTAGATGCCTAAAGCAGTATTGGTAATGGATTTGCCGGAATCGTGCAGTAAATGTAAATTTCTGTATGAATTTCAAGGGATAAAAAAATGCCAGCTTATGAATGTGTTAAAAAATGGTGCTTCGAAATTATCACAAAGCACATTCACACAGAAACGGCATGATCTGTGTCCGCTCCGGGAATTGCCGGAGAAAAGAGAAATTAATCATAACAAAAATCACTACATAAGTAACTTTTGGACAGATGCAAAGAGCGTAGGTTGGAATGCTTGTTTAGATGAAATTTTAAAAACAGATGGAATGAGAAAGGAGTAATGACAGAAGCCTTGGTAGACCAAGGTTGACCGCCTAAAGGTGAAGAAAGGCGAGAACAAAAGGAATTTAATTAGCGGTGTCGTATGGCACTATTGGGAGCCGTAATTCCTTATCCACGGACACAGAGCAATCTGTTAAGTGGTTGTCATGAAAAGATTAAAAGTATGTTGGGTAAGCGCAGGAATATCAAGTTTTATGGCTGGATATTTAGCAGGGAATGTAGACGAATGGATTTACATTGACATTGCAGACCAACATGAGGACAGTATCAGGTTTATTAAAGATTGCGAGAAAGCAATCGGGAAAGAAATTCAGATACTGAAATCAAGCGAGTACAGATGTGTAGAGGATTGCGTAAGAACATTTGGAGGATTTAGAAATCCGGCAAACGGATTCGCACCTTGCACGAACTGGCTCAAAAAGAGAGTGAGAAAAGAGTGGGAGGAACGACATAAGGATTGTGAATTGACTTACGTCTGGGGATTCGACCTTAAGGAAAAGAACCGGGCAGAGCGGACGATTGAAGCAAATCCGCAAGCCGCACACGAATTTCCGCTGATTGACAAAAACCTCTCAAAAGAAGAGGTACATGGATTGTTTGAACGGACTTTTGATTTTGCCCGACCTTTGATGTATGACCTTGGCTATCCGAACAATAACTGTATCGGCTGTGTAAAAGGCGGCATGGGTTATTGGAATCATATCAGAAAGGATTTCCCGGAAGTCTTTGAAAGTCGGGCGAAGTTGGAAAGAGAAGTTGGTTATTCAATCCTTAAGGACGGAAAAGGTAATCCGGTATATCTGGATGAACTTGAACCGAACAGAGGTAACATGAATACAGAGATTTTCCCCGATTGTGGGATTATGTGCTATTTGGCACAACAGTAAGGGAGTGATGGATATTAAACAGATTGCTGGACAGATTAATTTGTTTGAAGAAAAACCTGTGAATGAAATAAATGAATGTCTCGGTGAGCCTTGTGCGCATTGTGATGTTGAATGGTGTTCGATTGCGTGCTTTAAACGAAGAGGTTACCAATGGGATTTATTGCACAGATTTGTAAAGGGAAGTGATAACAAGCCCCTTAGAAGAAACATAGAAAAGAGAATTTGTAAAGAAACAAGATTTGATTGAAAGAAAGGAGCCGGAACCTATCCGGATAAAAGGCGCGCCGGGTTCCTTTTGAAGAAAATGATACACGGAGAATTGATAGTTGACAACTTCGCCGGCGGTGGCGGTGCTTCCACCGGAATAGAACTTGCAACCGGATACAGTGTTGATATTGCCATCAACCATGATCCAGAAGCCATTAAGATGCACAAGGCGAACCACCCGAACACCAAGCATTACTGTGAAAACGTGTGGGCGGTTGATCCTGTCAAGGCTTGCAATGGGCATCCGGTTGGACTTGCATGGTTCTCACCGGACTGTAAGCACTTTTCAAAGGCGAAAGGTGGAAAGCCAAAAGATAAGAACATCAGAGGTCTTGCATGGGTAGCCTTACGCTGGGCTGGACTTATAAGACCGAGGGTAATCATGCTTGAGAATGTGGAAGAATTTAAGACATGGGGACCGTTGAACAGAGGACACCATCCTATAAAAGCAAAACAGGGAAAAACATTTGAGAAATTTGTTCAGCAGCTTACAGATCTAGGATATGAGGTACAGTTCAAGGAGTTGGTAGCGGCAGATTATGGGGCGCCAACCATGCGTAAGAGATTTTTCATGATCGCAAGGTGCGATGGCAAGCCGATTGTATGGCCGGAGCCGACACACGGACCGGCAGACAGCGAAGCGGTAAAAGCCGGACTGCTAAAACCTTACGTTGGAGCATACACGCAGATTGATTTCAGCCGACCGTGTCCGAGCATTTTTGATACATCCGAGGAAATCAAAGAAAAGTATGGAATCCGGGCAGTAAGACCACTGGCACAAAAGACGATGGACAGGATAGCCAGAGGATTAAAAAAATTCGTTTTGGATAATCCAGAGCCTTTTATCATTCAGTGTAATCATGGCGGTGAGCGTAGACCGAACGACATCAGAGAGCCGATGCCGACTATCACCGGAAAGCACGGATATGGGATTGTAGAGCCATACATGGTACAGATCGGGCAGACAGGAGACGGAGAGGGGTTCCCTATTGACAGAATGAGATATCCGACATACTGCAATCCAGAAGAAATGGACAAGTTACCTTTTGCAGATCCAGAAACCGAGTGGGAGATTCAGAGGCAATTACAAACTCCATATATGGGGACAAATACGACAAATCATCCGGGTGGAAATTGCAAAAATCCGATACATACAATTACAACTGGCAATCAGCAGTGCCTTATCAGTCCTACATTGATTCAGTACCATTCAGAAACCTCAAAGGATGGAGTAAGAGGACAGACTATAGAAGATCCGATCATGACAGTTGACAGCTCAAATAGATATGGACTGGTCACATCGTTTCTGCATAAGTACTATGACGGAGGATATAAGGGTGCTGGGGAAACAGTAGAAAATCCGCTTCCGACAGTGACCGCATGGGATCATAACAGCGTTGTTACTGCGAATCTGATCCAGATGAACAATCATTGTGACGGAAAAGATATCAGACAGCCATTACCAACGATCACAGCCGGTGACGGACATTTTGGAGAGGTCAGAGCATTTCTGATTAAATACTATGGACAGGGAACAGGGCAAGATATTAAGAAACCGCTTGATACAGTCACTGCACAGGATCGCTTTGGATTAGTGACCATAAATGGGACAGACTATCAGATCGTAGACATTGGATTGCGGATGTTAGAGCCTAAAGAATTATATGGTTGCCAGGGATTCCCGGATGATTACATAATCGACCATGATTATACCGGAAAGACCTACCCGCGGAGCGAACAGGTCAGAAGATGCGGCAATGCAGTGTGTCCGCCGATTCCGGCTGCACTGGTCAGAGCAAATTTACCGGAATTGTGCGTTGCTGAACGGATGCCGAACATACAGATCGAAGCAGATCAGACCGGTCAACTTAGATTTGCTTAACACGAAGTTGAGTTAAAAAGGAGAAAAAACATGGAAAAATTCTATATTGTTACAAATGCAGATTTTTTAAACGAAATTAAAGATTACAACGTCCACGATGAAGAAAGACGAAAATTGATAAATGAATTTTTTGACGAAAAAGGAATTGCAGGACATGCATATCATATCGGCGGAAATGGATTTTGCAATAGACCATTCGATGATTTCGAAAAACACAGTATTCGTCTTTACGTTGAGGATTGTGAAGAAAATAATGTAAAGTTCGGTAAGGAATTATTAAAACCTGCCAATATATTCTGTGATTCAGATGTGATGATGCGTAGTTTCAGAGCAAATAGTAAGACATTAAAAGAGTTTCAAGAATTATGCATTGAGAGAAAAATCATAATTAATAATCATCCAGTTAGAGAAGGAGATTATTTTAAGGAATTGCGTTATGGCGGTTATTCAGTTACCAGATTTGAACATGACGGAAAATGCTATCTGAACGTTAAAACTAAAAAGAATGGAATAACACCGGAGAGTGATGGGTTCACAGAAATTAAGGGAAGTGAGTATTACAAAGCACTTGAAGAATTTGAAAGTGGGAATTAAAAGGTCAGTTAAATTAGAATTTAAAGGTAAAAAAACATGGCATGGTACGCACTTTATAAATGGTATAAGGATTGGAGCCGGACAGGATATCCTAATATGATTAGCTGGTATTCTGAAAAGCTTAATCCACCAAAATGGACAATATTAAAATTCAAGTGAGGTAGAATTATGGCGCAATGGAATAAAAATACAGTACCAAAATGTAAAGATAAAACCTGTTCAGATGAAGTACTTGTGACTATTGAAAAGCAGGGATGGAAAGGTGGAACTTATCGGAGAGTAGTCAAAGCAGTATATATTCCATACCATCATTGTACCGTAGAAGACATGGGATGGAATATGCCAGATGGAGTTCCAGATGATTGGGAATATGTAGAAGAAAATGATAATTGGTGGATTCCACAAGGCTGGTATGAGGTATGTGATTACTCACCTGACGATTATTCATATTTTACAGTCGCTGATAAGGTAACTGCATGGATGAAGCTGCCAAAGGCGTATGAGCCGAGGATCAAGCAATTAAACTGAACATGAGGTAGAAATAATGGATGCAAAGAGAAAAGCAATACCAAAAAACATTAGAATTACGGTATATCAGAAGTGCAACGGTCATTGTGCTTATTGCGGATGCAGCTTGGAATACAAAGATATGCAGGTGGATCATGTAATACCTCTGAATGGTTGGAGCGAACAGGGAACAGACACGGTTGACAATATGCTTCCTGCTTGCCGAAGCTGCAATCATTATAAGAGTAGATCTACACTGGAAGGTTTTCGGAAAATGGTTGCTGCTATGCCTGATACTTTAATGCGTGATAGTAATACATACAAAAATGCTGTGAGGTTTGGACTGGTGATACCGAATAAAAAGCCGGTTGTTTTCTATTTTGAGGAAAATAACTAAACTGATGTGGTTTTAGAACAGTGTTTTGAAAAAAGATATTAGAATTTAAGAGTCAGCCGTTTGACTGTTCAAGATGACTTTAAACTTCCGAGACAGTACCACGATAATTAGCTTTCTATCGAAAAATGAAAGACGGTTTTGCTGTTTTTGCGATAAGAAAGCAGCATTTAAACTGAACTTAAAATTCAAGTAAGGTAATAAGTAATGAGAATATTCAGATTTATAAGAGCATGGTTTTATTATTCGACTTTCCGAAACTATCTATATTCAGAAGGTACAAAACCTGCTCAAACACGTTTTCAGTATGCAAAGAGGCATAGTAAAACAAAATGGTATAGTTGACTAAACTTAGATTTATTGGAGGATACAAAAAATGAAAAATGGAATTCACGGAAACAGAGAACAGCTTGAGGAATTATCAGTGAATAGGATCCTGGGTGAATTATATGATAAGGCGAAAGCTGAAAATGATGGGAAAGTTCATATAAGAGAAATTGAGGACGGACATGTTGGAGATACTATAGAACTTTATTAATAATCACTTAAACTGAACTTTAACGGAGGTAAAAACAATGAGATTCTGTAATTGTATGGAAATGTGGCGTAAAGATATGGAGGAAGACGACATTTCGAACGCAGATTGTGATGGTGACTGTGAAGGTTGCTGCTATTGCGAGGAAATCAAGACTGACAGAGAGCGGCGGAGAGAAAATAAGCGCAGAGGTTGGTTTGAGGTAATCAGAAACAGTGACAATAAGATGTTTACAGTATATGACATTGTCAGAACACAACATTATACATATTTCATGATCTATGATGGTGGATGGAAATATATAGACGCTGACTTATTCCGGGAATGCGATAAAAACTGAATATTGAGATTTTTGCCGGCTGAAATATGCCGGTAAAAAAATACATATCAAAGAACATACGTTCCGACCGTATGTGCGTAACCAAATGAAAAGAGCCTGTGCTGGGAACACAGACTCCTGAAAGTGCTATACACTTCCAACTGGTATAATTCTTTCTAAACAAGAAAAGTATAGCATCTTTCGCCTTAAGAGTAAAGGAGAAGTGTGCTATGACAAAAGCAGAATTAATTAACGATGTAGTTTATGAGATGGCAGGATACTTAACGCCGGAAGGAATTGACCGTCTTAAGACCGTGATTACTTTTAAGCTGGTTAACATCAGTCTGACCGCAGCGGAAACACTGCCATCTACAGAGATTTTCGATAATGAATACATTATGAAACGATACATAATCGACCTTACAGCAACCGGCAGAAAGCAGAGTACGATTAAGCTTTATATCACGATTATTAAAAAGTTTTTTGAGGAAACCGGTTTGAATTATCACAACTGTACAGGGCAGGACGTGATGGACTATATCGCCACCAGATTACATAAAGATAAGATTTCAAAATCCTATGCTTCCACGATCCAAAAATATATGAGCAGCTTCTTTGCTTGGGCATATCGAAAAAAGCATATCGAGGATGATGTATCCAGAGACATTGATAAGATTCGGCAGCCACAGAAGAGAAAAGAGCGTCTATCGGACGAAGAGATTGCCAGAGCATCCTTATCCATCGGTCATGATCTGCGATTAAATGCGTTGTTTGAGCTTATGCTTGCCGCTGGTCCTCGTGTCGGTGAGATCGTAAACCTTAATATTGACAACCTCGATTTTGCACGAAAGGAAATCCATATCTGGGGAGAGAAAACGTCACAGTGGCGCACCTGCTTTATGACCGAGCGCTGCAAACAGGCATTACAGCAGTATATCGGAAATCGCACGGAAGGAGCAGTATTTATCGGCTTACGTGGCAGAGGACGGATGTGTAATAAGTCAATTGAGGATATGGTCAAAGAGATTGCACTTGCAGGCGGTTGTAAATTCAGTGCCACAGTACATTCATTCCGCAAGACCTTTGCATCAAGGGAATATAGGCGGACAAAAGATGTATTGTTTGTATCGAAGAGATTAGGACATTCCAGTACGGATGTGACGATTAAATATTATATCTGTGACGATATTGAGCTGGATCGGATGCAGGCGAATTTGGCTGCATAATAATACATGTATTTATGTTGCAAAATATAATAAAAACACAGATATAAGTATAATTTATATGCTATAATGTTGCGTGATATATAAATAGCTTGCGCGAAAGGGGGAATGTGCATGATGAGTGAAAAAGAAACGTATGAAATCTGTAATGAGGTTGACAGCTTCATAGCCAGAGAATTAACAGAATCCATAATACATAAGGTGTCTTACGATATGCTTGAGGCTCATTATGGTATTCTCCCAATCAGCAGGCGGAGTTTTTACCGGAGGCGTAGCACGGCGCAGAAGTTGATGCGGCAGAGGATGGCGCATCTGGTGGAAGAGAAGAATGGTCAGCTGAGGATGGTGTGGGAGAAATAAAAAAATATTTACTTTACGATGTGTGTAGTAGTATAATTTTTATAAATAAAAAAGGGGGAAGTCATATGGCAAAATGTTATTGGTGCGATGGCACAGGAAAATTTAAGAAACCTAGAAATCAAGAAAGCTATAGTGAAAGTTTTGACAGATTAGATGCGCCAGGTGTGTTATCTGCGGAACAATGTAGAGAACGGGCTTTAGAGGAAGTTGGATATGATATTGTAAAGTGCAAGTATTGTAATGGGACAGGAGTAGAAAGTAAATAGATAAAATACCAACCGTCAATATTTAGATGGTTGGTATTTTTTTACCCTAAACTTGGCACAAACAATATGTAAGTACGTGATAAAATTTTATTAAAAGAAATATTAGGGGGAAAAATAAAGTGAACAATAACGATTTGAAAAAGGCGTACTTACAATCATATATCCCATCCATAAATGCAGCCAAACGTATAGAGGAAGAAATAGAACAACTACGGCTGGATAAAATGATGCCATCTGTTATTATGGATGATATGCCACATGCACATAATAAAACAGATCTGTCTGATTATATGGCAAAGTTAGATGAACTGATAAATAAGCTAATAGCTGCCAGATACAAACGTATTGATCTATATGCAGAAATATTTGCAGATATTGAAAAGATGGAAAATGAGACAGAAAGAGAGGTATTAACATATCGGTATCTTCGCCGGTACAGCTGGGAAAAGATTTGTGTGCATATGGGGTATCAGTGGGCACAAATTCACCGGATTCATGCTAATGCATTAAAAAACTTCAATCCAACAGGAGTATACTACCAACTGATGATAAAAAATGCAGAAGTTGATAAAGATGATACACAATGATACATATGTTCGTGATAATATATAAGATGAAAAGAGCGCAAGTAGAAAAGAATCTGCTTACGCTTTTTTTATGGGCGTCGGATGGGCGCCCTATTCCCCCTAAGTTATTTGAGGGATACTGATAAAAGAAATGGTGGTGATGGTCCTTGCCAAAGGCAAAAGATGCGAGAGCGGACAAAGCCTTTGAAATGTATAAGCAAGGGCTTAAGCTAATAGATATTGCAAATCAGCTAGGAGTAGCAGAGGGAACGGTACGAAGTTGGAAAAACCGGTACAAATGGAATGGCGAAACGAATGCAACGTTGCAAAAAAATAAACGCAACGTTGCGAAAGAAAATAAACAAACAAAGAAAGTAAAAAAAGAGTCTGTTGCAGATGAAGTAGAAGCGGTGATACAAAACGCTGATTTGACTGATAAGCAACAGCTTTTTTGCATTTATTATATTCGTTGCTTTAATGCCACCAAGGCATATCAGAAAGCGTATGATGTTGATTATGCGACTGCCGTGGTAAATGGTCCTAGACTGCTCGGAAATGCTAGGATAAAAGATGAAATTTTCAGGTTGAAACAAGAACGTCTCAACAGGGAGTTCCTGAGTGAGTCAGACATCTTCCAGAAGTATATGGACATTGCTTTTGCCGATGTGACTGATTTTGTGGAGTTTGGAAATGAGGATGTAGATGTGATCCTGGACACTGGAGAACGAAAGACTATCACAGTAAGCCATGTCAATATCAAGAATGATGCGGATGTGGACGGAACGATTATTTCAGAAGTGTCCAAAGGCAAGGACGGCGTAAAGGTAAAACTTGCTGACCGGATGAAAGCTTTGCAGTGGCTTTCGGATCACATGGATCTTGCCACTGAGAAGCAGAAAGCAGAGATTGCATTACTGAAAGCCAAAGTTCAGACAGATGACGGCGATGAGGTTGCAGATGATGGATTCCTTGAAGCTTTGAATGGTACTGCCGCGGAGGACTGGGGTGATGAAGAGAATCAGTAAGATTAAGCGGGTTTTCAAGTTCAAGCCATTTTCCAAGAAGCAGCGCAAGGTATTGAACTGGTGGTGTGAAGATTCTCCGGTTAAAGATAAGGATGGTATTATCGCAGATGGTGCTATTCGATCTGGCAAGACGGTGAGTATGTCGCTATCGTTTGTTATGTGGGCGATGAGCACATTTGACGGCGAAAATTTTGGTATGTGCGGCAAGACAATCGGTTCTTTCCGCAGAAATGTATTATTTTGGCTTAAGCTGATGCTACGAAGTCGCGGTTATACGGTTGCAGATCACAGGGCTGACAATTTGGTAATCATCACAAAAGGAGATGTGACCAATTATTTCTATATATTTGGCGGCAAAGACGAACGATCACAGGATCTCATTCAGGGTATTACCTTGGCTGGGGTCTTTTTTGATGAAGTTGCGTTGATGCCGGAAAGCTTCGTGAACCAGGCAACCGGACGATGTTCTGTTGATGGTTCGAAGTATTGGTTCAACTGCAACCCGGATGGACCGTATCATTGGTTCAATACCGGATGGATTGATAAGAGAGAAGAAAAGCATCTGTTGTATCTGCATTTCACGATGGATGATAACTTGAGTCTGTCGGAGAAAATCAAGGAACGATACCGTGGCATGTACACAGGTGTGTTCTACCGCCGGTACATCCTTGGACTATGGGCGATGGCAGAGGGCATTATTTACGATATGTTCGACACTGCCAAGCATGTGATTTCCAGCACGGCTGATCTGGTCAATACGAATTACTATGTATCCTGTGATTATGGTACGCAAAATGCCACGGTATTCCTGCTGTGGTGCAAAGAACTATCTGGACGGTGGGTGTGCTCCCGCGAGTATTATTATTCCGGCCGAGATGAGGAAAGGCAGAAAACGGATAGTGAGTATGCGGATGATCTGGAGCGGTGGCTTGGTGGTATAAAGCCGGTGAAGATCATTATAGATCCATCGGCAGCGTCCTTCATTGCGGAGCTGAAAAAGCGAGGCTATGCGATCAAGAAAGCAAAAAATGATGTGTTGGATGGAATCCGGTTTGTGGCATCGTTGCTGAATCAGGGGAAAATCTCCATCAGTGACCAGTGTCCGAATACGATCAAAGAGTTTGGGTCGTATATCTGGGATCAGAAAGCATCTGAGCGTGGCGAGGATAAACCGGTAAAGCAGCACGATCATGCGATGGATGCTCTTCGGTATTTCTGTTATACGATTATTCGCAAGCCGGGCGGTATCAGCATTTTGAAATAGAGGTGATAGACATGGAACTTGAGATTATGAAAAAACTCATAAGAAAATATGAACCGGGACATACAAAGTTTTCCTTTAATGCTATGCAGGCAGAGCGGTATTACCGGAATGAAACGGATATTTTAATTAATAAAATTAGTGATGAGAGAAAAGAGGATGCAGATAATCCGTTGCGTAATGCGGATAACCGGATTCCGAGGAACTTCCACGGACTTATTGTCAATCAAAAGGCTGCATATATGTTTACAGCACCGCCACTTTTTGATATTGGGAATGAGCATGGAAGTGAAGTCGTGACAGAAGTACTCGGTGATGAATACCGGAAAAACTGCATGGAGCTGTGCGTAAATGCTTCCAATGCATCGGTGGGATGGATTCATTACTGGGAGGATGAAGATGAGACATTCCAGTGGGCGGTAGTCGACAGCAAGCAGATTATTCCGATTGAATCACACGATTTGAAAAAGAAACTGCTCGGTGTTCTTCGTGTGTATGATGAAATCGACGAGGAAACAGGAGATACCTATACAATTTATGAATACTGGGATAAGGAAAGTTGTTGGACGTTCCGGCGGAAGTGTGGCGACACTTTAGAAGATGGGCTGTTCTACTACAACACTTTCATGGTGCCGGATACCGGAGATTTTGTCGCAGAATATCGGCATGAATTCGGAGAGGTGCCTTTTATTCCATTCCCGAACAACAACACGAATACAAACGATCTGAAAAATATAAAACCGCTGATAGACGTTTACGACAAGGTCTACAGCGGTTTTATTAATGATTTGGATGATATACAGGAATTGATATTTGTACTGTCTGGGTATGGCGGAACTGATCTCGACACGTTTTTATCAGACTTGAAAAAATACAAAACTATCAAGGTTGATGGAGATGATGGAAGTAATCCGGGAGTGAGCACGCTCAACATTGAAATACCGATTGAAGCACGTAACAGCGTGTTGGAAGCCACCAGAAAGGCTATTTTTGAACAAGGGCAGGGATTTGATCCACAGCCGGAGAATTTTGGGAATCAGAGTGGAGAAGCTCTTAAATTCATGTATTCATTGCTGGAGATGAAAGCTGGGTTGACGGAAACGGAGTTTCAGCTTGGGTTTGCACGTCTGGTAAGAGCGATATGCCGACATGAAGGGATTGATTGTAAGAAAATCATTCAGACATGGTCCCGCACTTGTGTAAAGAATGACGCGGAACAGGCACAGATTTGCAAGGATTCGGTCGGAATTGTAAGTAAAAAGACAATCCTTAAAAATCATCCACTTGTTGAGGATGCGGACGCAGAATTAAAACAGTTAGAAAAAGAAGCACAGGAAGCACAAGAGAAAGCAGATGCTTATGTTGGAGCTTTTAATTCAAAAGGTGAGGAGAAAATTAATGAAGCAAACAGTGATGATTCTGGGGACGGAATATCAAATAGAAATACATAAATGGTCAGAGGACAAAGCATTAAGCCAAAATTCGTGGGCTGGTTACTGTTGTAGTGAAATTCCACTGATCGTTATAGCAGATTTAGATGATGAAGAGCATTTTTGGTTTCACAATGACGAAGAAAAAGATGCGTATTTTAAGAGTTGTTTGCGCCATGAAATTATTCATGCATTTTTGAATGAAAGTGGATTGAAAGATAATTTTGAGCATACTTCGCACGCAGGGCATGAAGAAACGATGGTTGATTGGATAGCAATTCAGTTTCCGAAGATTGCAACAGTATATAAAGAGTTGGGAATTTTATGAAATGAGGTGATTGCATGGAAAAGCGGACAAGTGAATATTGGCAGGAACGTTTCCAGCAGTTGGAAGAAGCGCAGCATGACACATCCGTTCAGACCATGCAGAGTATCGAGCAGGAGTTCCGGCGTACGGAACAAGTATTAGACGGAAAAATTAATGCTTGGTATCAGAGATTTGCATCCAATAACAAAATTTCAATGATAGAGGCAAGGAGATTGCTCAACAGCGATGAGCTGGAAGAGTTTAAGTGGGATGTACAGGATTATATTAAATATGGAGAAGAAAACGGTATCAATCAGCAGTGGATGAAAGAACTTGAGAATGCTTCGGCAAAGGTACATATCAGCAGATTGGAGGCACTTAAGTTACAGACACAGCAGGAATTTGAAAAATTGTACGGAAATTATCATGATTCCATAGATGAGCATATTACAAATCTTTATACATCTGGATATTATCACACAGCATTTGAAGTACAACGAGGTATGGGTGTTGGCTGGCAGATGCAGAATTTTAATTCAGAGAAAGTCAGTGATATTATACATAAACCGTGGGCTGTTGATGGACGTAACTTTTCAGATCGTGTTTGGACGGACAAAACAAGACTAATTAACAGTATGCATGATTCTTTAACTCGAATGTGTATTACAGGGGAATCACCGGATAGAGCTATACAGGAAATATCCAAGAACATGAAAGTGAGCAGGTCACAGGCTGCGAGGATTGTCCAGACGGAATCGGCGGCTTTTTCTGCCAAGGCACAGGAATCATGTTTTTCTGATCTTGGTGTGGAAGAGTTTCAAGTGGTTGAGACCTTAGATAGCAATACGTGCGATACATGTGGAGAGATGGATGGAAAACATTTTCAAATGAAAGATTATAAGATTGGTGTTACCGTACCGCCATTTCATCCGAATTGCCGTGGCTGTACATGCCCTTATTTTGATGATGAATTTGACAGTGTGGGCGAACGTGCTGCCCGTGGCGAGGATGGAAAGACTTACTATGTGCCGGCAGATACAACGTTTGAGGAGTGGAAAAAATCGTTTGTTAATGGTGATGCGGACTTTGTGTCAAACAGTTTCCAACCACGATATGGAGCGGAAAAGGAGTGGAAACATGTAAAATTTAAGACCAAAACAGAAAACATACAAGAATATACTGACAAAAAACGGGAGCAGAATTTCTTTGGGATTCCAGTTGATAAAACTGCATCTTGGATAGGGAAAGATAATAAAATTGGTAAAGTAGAGGATTTACAGGAATATTTTGTAAATGGTGAAGCTTTCAAAGTTGATGGAAAGAGAGTGCTGTTGGATTATTCGGAACATGAAAAAGAAATTGCAAATATTATTGCAAAAGGAACTGGGAAAGATATAAAGATGGTTCCAAGGATAACGTTCCCTCAAAATATACAGACACCGGATTACCTGATAGATGGAATAAAATTTGATTTGAAAACTCCCCTTGGAAATGGAAAAAATACGTTGTATGGGATGGTAAAATCGAAAAAGAAACAAGCAAATAATTTTGTTATATGTGCTGACAAAACTGCACTAAGCATGGATGAGATAGAGCAACAGATACATGGAATTTATAGCTCAAGAAATACGGCATTTGTTGATATAATTATTTTGGTAAAGAATCAGGAGATTGTGAAAATCTATAAAAGAAATAAATAAGAGCCATTTTCGCTCCCGGCAACTCTGTATAACACAGAGGCAAAGGGGGGAACAAAATGACTCTTATTAAGATATCTTACGTATATATTACAACAATATCCGTAAAAAAGCAATAAAAACCAGTAATAACAGGACAACCGGAAATTTATGAACTGAACGGTGCAGGTTGACACCAAGTAAGTTCCTCCGGCAGTCCTGTTTTTATATTGTCTTTTATCCGCAGACATTAAAGAACGGCATTACTCATCTGGAGAATAAACAGAGAATCCCAATACCCGGAGAGCGGGAATAAAAATCTATGGAGGATAAGAAAAAATGGAATGGTTAAAGGCAATTTTAGAAAAAGCAGAGATTAAGGATGGAAAACTTGATGTGGATGCAGTCATGAATGCGGCGCAGAAAGAGTTCCCAAAACATGCAGTACCAAAAGATGATTTTAATAACAAAGTCAAAGAGTTGGAAACTGCAAACGACACAATCACAGAGCTTAAAAAATCCAATGGAGATAATGCAGATTTGCAGAAAAAAATTGGAGAATATGAAACTGAGATTAAAGACCTTAAAGTTTCAGCAGAGAAAACAGCAAAGACATACGCCTTAAAAGAATCTCTTGCAAAGCATGGAGTTCTGGATCCAGACTATCTGATTTATAAGGCAGGTGGTCTGGATAAGTTCAACTTCGATAAAGAAGGGAAGCCTGTAGGCGTAGAGGATGCTGTGAAACCATATAAAGAGGATGCGGCGATGGTACATTTGTTTAAACAGGAACAGCAGAAACCACCGTATAATCCGAAAAATGGTGGCGCAGGTGGTACAACAAATCCATTCGCAAAGGAAACATTTAATCTGACTGAGCAGGGACGTATTTTAAAAGAAAATCCAGCACAGGCAAAAGAGCTTGCCGCTGCGGTTGGAGTAACGATTTAAGAAAGAGAGGATAAATATTTATGGCAATTACAAAAATTTCAGACGTTATTGTACCGGAACTTTTTAACCCGTATGTAATCAACAGAACAATGGAGTTATCAGAGTTTTTCAAGAGTGGGATTGTGGTAAACAGTCCAGAATTTGATGTGTTGGCAAGCGAAGCGGCAAGAACACATAATATGCCGTTTTTTGAGGATTTACAGGGGGAATCCGAAGCGATTCTTGAAGATGTCAAGATGACTGCTAAGAAAATTGGTTCCAATGAGGATGTATCAACTACCATTTTCCGCCAGAATATGTGGGGAGCAACGAATCTTTCCGCTGCTTTGGCAGGTGCTGATCCAATGAAAGCGATTGGTGATCTGGTTGCGTCTTATTGGGCACGTGATATGCAGAAAGAGCTGATTGCGATTCTTACTGGAGTATTTGGTACAACTACAGCAGGATCGGAAGGAACACCGGCGGCAGAGACCAGAATGAAAGATCATATTCTCGATCTTACTGCAGGTAAGACAGAAGCAGCAAAGCAGATCAGTGCGTCAGCATTTATTGATGCATGTCAGTTGCTTGGTGATGCACAGTCACAGTTATCTGGCGTCGCAATGCATTCAGCAACAAAGTCTTATCTGAAGAAACTGAATCTCATTGAGACAGAGCGTGATTCTACGGATGTAGAGTTTGATACCTATCAGGGTAGACGTGTAACTGTAGATGACGGATGCCCAGTAGGTGACGGAGGTGTGTACACTACATATCTTTTTGGAAATGGTGCAGTAGCATATGGTAATGGTTCTCCTGTTGGGTTTGTGGCTACCGAGACGGATCGTGATAAACAGACCGGTGCTGGTATTGATTATCTCATTAACCGTAAAGCATTTATTTTACATCCAAGAGGAATTGCATACACTGGAGCAAAACGTGATCATGTGGAAACACCACTTCGTACAGAACTTGCAATGGCAGAGAACTGGAAACCTGTATATGAGTCAAAACAGCTTAGAATTGTTGCTATTAAACACAAAATCGGGTAGGTGATAATCATGGAAGGGAGTAGCAAGCTGACAGCCGAAAGGCTGTTGGCACTTCTTGGATTAAATGCTGATGAGCAGAGCATAGAAATATGTGTAGAGTTTGCATTGGATAACGCAAAAGACATTGTAAAAAATTACTGCCACATTGATGAAATCCCGGCAGAATTAGAAACAACAGTCTTGCGCATGGCAATGGATATTTACAGAAATGAAAAGCCGGGAGAAACAGAGACACCACAAAGAGTTTCTTCGGCTCAAATCGGTGATACTTCTACATCATTTGGCACTGTATCTGCATCATTTACAGATAGTCTCATGAAAAACTACAAATCATCTTTAAACCGATACAGGAAGGTAGTGTTCACATGAACATGGTAAGAAAAATCATTGAAAGCACATATGATGGAAGATGCACCGTTACGCAACGTGCAGAATGTGAGAAGCCTAATGGATCGACAGGATTTACTAATGCTGTGATTTTAGAGAATGAGCCTTGCAGACTTTCTTTTAATAGTAAGGAATCTGCCAAGGAAGGAGATAGAGCTTCAATCCAAACACAAACTGTAAAGCTGTTTTTAAAACCGGAGAGAATCATAGAGCCAGGTTCAAAGATTACGGTAACGCAGAATGGTGTCACAACGGATTATGCAAGCTCCGGTAAGCCGGCGGTATATGAAACACATCAGGAAGTTATTCTTGAATTGAAGGAAAAGTGGTCATAATGAGCGTAAAGTATAAAGAATTACAGGATTTCACAAGAAAAATCGAGGATCTGAATAAACAGCAGAAAGATGAATTTATGAAGGCCTGCTGTAAAGAATTGGCTGCCAGATTATTAGCAAAAGTAATAAAGCGTACACCTGTTGGACATTATGAAAATAAAGTTGGCGGTACGCTGCGGCGTGGGTGGACAGCAGAAAAAACGGGTGATTCAAAGCGGGATACAACTCAGGCAATGTATGATAATTTATTTGGATCAGACCAAATAATATCTCAAGAAAATATGAGTGTTCGTAAAGAGGGAAACACATATATTATTGATGTTACAAATGCTGTTGAATATGCTGTGTACGTTGAATATGGACATAGAACAAGAGACCATAAAGGATGGGTTCCTGGAAAGTATATGCTGACAATTTCTGAAAATGAGTTGAGAACCGTTACACCACAGATTTTAGAACGAAAATTGCAAAAATTTCTGGAGGACGCGATGAATGATACGAAAAGTAATTGATGGTATTATTGCAGCAATTAGGGCAGAATATGATTCAGCACATTTTAAAGTATATACAGAACTAGTAGAGCAGGGATTAAAAAATCCGTGTTTTTCTGTTATGTGTCTGAATCCAAGTGTGGAAGTGACCGGAAAAGTTCGCTCAAGACGATATTATCCGTTTGTGATTGACTATTTTCCTAAATCAGATGATGAGCCTGTGGATGAATGTAATACCGTCTATGAGACTTTAATCGAATGCCTCGGTGATATTACTGTAGAGGATAAGATTATACATGGCAGTAATGTAAGTGGAAATGTAGTGGATGGAGTTTTACATTTTCAGATTACATATGATCTCTTTTTACTCAAAAAAGAGGAATTAGAAAGTATGATGCAGTTTGAGGAGAGCACAAAAGTGATGTAAAGGAGGATAACATGGCAGAAACAAAAAAAGAACCAGAAAAGATTTTATTCTCAAAGGAACAGATTGTAAGTTCCATGAGATATAAAAAGTACAGAGATTTTTTGGCGGGGAATCTGGACAAGCATAAAAATTATTCAACAGAAGAAATTGATAAGATGATTGATTCGTTTTACGGAAAGGGTAAGAGTGGAAAATAATGGCATTAGGTGGAGGAACATATTTAACACAGAATAAAGTACTTCCGGGGGCTTATTTTCAGTTCATTTCAAAAGCAATTGCATCAGCAACGTTATCAGACAGGGGCGTAGCTGCAATGGCGTTGGAATTGGACTGGGGTGCTGATGATAAGGTGTTTAGTGTTACAGCTTCGGATTTCATGAAGGATAGTAAAAAAATGTTTGGATTCGACTATGATGCGGCAGAAATGTTGCCATTAAGAGAACTTTTCAAACATGCGTCCAAAGTATATGTATACAAAGTCACTTCTGGGGGAGTGAAAGCTTCGAATACATTTGCGGAAGCAAAATATACAGGCAAAAAAGGAAATGACCTTAAGGTTGTTATTCAGACAAATGTGGATGATGGTGAAAAATTCGATGTATTACTGTATCTTGGAACTGAAAAAATGGACAGTCAGACAGTTTCCAAAGCATCAGAGCTTATTGATAATGATTTTGTTATGTGGAAAAAATCCGCTGAATTGTCTGTTACAGCAGCAACAGCATTAAGCGGTGGAACAAATGGTACAGCATCGACATCAAATCATCAGGCATTTTTAGATAAAATCAGTTCTTATCCAGATGTGAATGCAATTGGATATGCCGGATCTGAAAGTGCAGTAAAAGGACTGTATGCCGCTTTTGCAGACAGATTAAGAAATGATGTAGGCATTCGATTACAAGTGGTTATGCACGATTATAGTTCGGCTGATTCGATTTCATGTGTAAATGTGAAAAACAGTGCAGAACTTGTGTATTGGGCTACAGGTGTTATTGCCGGTACTGCTGTAAATAAATCTGCGACAAATATGAAATATGATGGCGAATTAAGCATTAACACTGAATTTACCAAGGATGAACTTACAGAAGCTTTGGAAAAAGGCGAATGGGTGTTACATCAGGTGGGTACAGAGGTTCATGTTCTTGAGGATATCAATTCTTTTACCAGCATCACAGACGAAATGGGCGATATTTTCAAGGATAATCAGACAATCCGCGTCATCGACACAAGAGCAGATTCCATTGCTTCAATTTTTGCTTCCAAATATCTTGGAAAGGTTCCGAATGACAAATCGGGAAGAGTAAGTTTGTGGTCAGATATTGTGAAAATTGATCAGCAGTTAAGCGATATCAATGCAATCGAAGATTTTGATCCAGAAGATATTACTGTCGAACAGGGTGATACAAAGAAATCAGTACTTATTAACAGTGCAATTACCATTATTAACACAATGGAAAAATTGTACATGAAATCAATGATTGAGTAACAGGAGGAAGATGGGCATGTCGAAACAGTTTATGAATACGCAGGATGCACCAAGCGCAAAACAGGCAGAGTTTTTTTGCACAATTAATGGAAGACGTTATTCTATGCTTAATGCAAAAAAATTTGAAGCAAAAGCAAATGTCAAAAATGCCGATGTGACAAGATTAGGTGCATTGATTGATGGTAAAAAAGCGGTCGGACTTACCATTAAATTCTCAATGACAGTTTATAAATGCAGTGAAATGTTTGATAAATTGATCGAGGAATTTAAGAATACAGGCTTATTGCCAACCTTTGAATGCCAGGTAACGAGTAGCGATTCAGCAACTTGTATGGGACGGAGCACGAAGGTATATAAGCAGTGTGTAATTGAGGGAGATGTTCTTTTATCGATGTTCGATGCAGACGGCGAATTTGTAGAGCAGACCATTGAAGGATATGCAATGGATTTTGATTCACCAGAGAGATATACAGATCCAGAATATATGTAAAGAGTTGAGGCAGACAATTAGCAGATCATGCAGTGTCTGCCTTTATATTTTAAGAATGAGGTAAGTGATATGGGAAATTTAGCATATTTTTTGAAAAAGAACAAAAAGGAAAAGAAAAATGCATTTTTTGCTGCAACAAAATCATTATGCGATGAAAATGGAGAACCGTTAAAATGGGAAATTAAAGCTTTATCAACAAAAGAAACAGAAGCTATCAGAGAAAAATGCACAATAGATGTTCCAGTCACCGGAAAACCAGGTGTTATGCGACCAAAAGTAAATTCTTCTAAATATGTAGCAGAATTACTCGTTTCAGCTGTAGTATACCCAGATCTTTATAATGCAGAGTTACAGGATTCCTATGGAGTTAAAACTGCATCAGATCTTTTGAAAGAAATGGTAGATGATCCGGCAGAGTATAACAATTTTGTCGAATTTGTCCAGGAATACAACGGATTAGATGAAACCATGAATGATAAGGTGGAAGAGGCAAAAAACTAATAGAAGGCGGCGATAGTGAAGCCAATTATGCATATTATGCATTGCATAAGCTTCATATATTGCCGTCCAGATTAATGGAACTAGATGAAAATGAGCGTGCTTTTATTTATGCGGCAATTGATTTGAGGATTGAAGCTGAAAAAAGGCAGGAAGAAAAAATGAAGCATAGCTCAAAATAACAAGAGTATTAAAATTATATTTATGCTCATGAAAGGTTGGTGGATTTATGGCGATAGGAACAGCTATTGAGATAACTGATAAGATGACAGGACCATTAAATCGTATCACAGCCGCTTTATACAGCACAACGGATGCGTTGCATGATACAGATCAGGCAACTAATTCTGCATTTAATTCTGCTGGTATTCAGGCAATTACGCAGGAATTGTATGGATATGAAAGAAAGATTCAGGATATACAGGATGAGTTAGATAGATCAAATAATAAGATACAGGAAATGCAGGAACAGACAGAAAAGGCAAGAAGTTCTGCTGGTGGATTGGAAAATGCATTTAGAAAAGCTGCAGGTATACTCGCAACTGTAGCAACAGTACAGACATTAAAAAATGTTCTTGATACATCAGACGAACTGACAGCAACAACGGCACGTCTTGAAATGATGAATAATGGTTTCGAATCTGTAGGAGGAAATTTAAAAAGTACGTCAGATTTATTTAATCTAGTGTATGCGTCTGCGCAGGATGCCAGAGGTTCATTTGCAGATATGTCAGCAGTCGTTGCAAAATTCGGAAATAATGCGAAGGATGCTTTTAGCAGTTCGGCAGAGGTCGTTGATTTTGCAAATCTTGTACAAAAAGAGATGGTAATTGACGGCGCATCCACGACAGAAGCTTCAAATGCAATGTTGCAGTTGTCACAGGCATTAGGCTCTGGCGTCCTTCGTGGTGATGAGCTTAATAGTATCTTTGAGCAGGCTCCGAACCTTATACAGGAGATCGCAAATTATCTCGAAGTCCCAATCGGAGAAATCCGGCAGATGGCGTCGGAGGGACAGATTTCGGCTGATATTGTAAAACAGGCAATCTTTTCTGCTTCTGATGAGATCAACGACAAGTTTAATAATATGCCTATGACATGGTCGCAGATTTGGACATCTATGCAAAATACAGCATTAATGAAATTCCAACCGGTATTACAGAGAATTAATGAGATTGCGAATAGTGAGGAATTTAAACAATTTACGCAGACTGCAATAAATGATATGGCTGTACTTGCAAATGTATCACTGAGTGTGGTTAATACGCTGATTCAGGGAGCCGCTTTCGTATCTGATAACTGGTCCATTATCAGTCCAATTATTTATAGTGTGGCATTGGCACTGGCATTTTATAATGGTGTGCTTATAATGCATAATGCATATGAAGCAGTTTCCAACGGATTAAAATTGGTCGCTGCGATAAGAGCGGTTGCGCATGGGACAGCTACAGCAACAGAAGCGGCAGCTACAACCGGAGCATCTGCGGCACAGATTGCATTTAATGCTGCTTTATATGCTTGTCCGCTTACATGGATTGTACTTGCCATTGTTGCAGTGATAGCAGTAATTTACATGGTCGTTGCAGCAATTAATAAGGTACAGGGTACAACTATCAGTGCGACAGGTGTTATATGTGGAGTAATCGCTACAGCCGGTGCTCTGATTGGAAATATTGTGATAGGATGGGTAAACAGGATTATAACAGTCGGAGTCGGCCTGTGGAATTTAATTGCAAATTTCGCAGCATCTTTTGGAATTGTTTTTGAACATCCGATTATTGCTATTGAAACCATGTTTATGTCTCTTTTCAATTTTATACTGAGTGTTGTTGAAAGCGCGGCAAAATTACTAGATACAATCTTTGGATCTAGTCTTGCTGATGCAGTGAGTGGTTTTCAGGATACAATACAGGCAAAAATCGACGCTAAAATTGAAGATGCGGGAGGAACAGCATCAAATCAGTTAAATCCAGAAGACTACACGCTTGACCGTATAAATTATGGTGATGCGTATCAAAGTGGTTATGATTTCGGAAAAGGAATTGATGATAAAATATCTTCTGCTTTTTCCGGCGGATTATCTACAGACAGTTTTTCAGATTTACTTACTTCCGCTGGATATGATTCTGCATCGGATGGAATGGCTTCAACGTTGGGAGATATTTCGAAAGATACAAGTGCAATTGCAGATTCTGTAGATATCAGCAATGAAAATTTGGAGTACATGAGAGACCTTGCAGAGCGGGAAGTCATTAATCGTTTTACAACAGCAAGTGTAAATGTAAATATGGGAGGGGTTACAAATACAGTAAGCCAGGATACAGATCTTGATGGAGTGATTTCATATTTGGCTAATGGAGTAACAGAAGCATTGCAACAAGCAGCAGAGGGGGTGCATTCATAAAATGGCATATTATTTTTATTTAGGAAAAACATTGTTGCCGGTTGCACCATCGAAGCTCACTCTTAAAATTGGTGGACAGAATAAAACATATAACCTTATAAATGATGGTGAAATTAATGTTTTGAAATCTGCCAGTTTGACAGAAATTGAATTTGATGCGCTGTTACCGAATGTTCAATATGGTTTTGCAGTTTATAAAAATGGCTATCAGCCAGCAGAGGCCTTTCTGAATGCTATAGAGACATTGAAAAAAAGTAAACTGCCATTTCAATTTATCGTTACACGAGCATTTCCTAACGGAAAGATGTTATTTGATACGAATATGAAAGTATCACTTGAAAATTATAACATTGTGGAAGAAAGCAAGAACGGTTTAGACGTTACTGTATCGATAAAGCTTAAGCAGTATAAGGAATATGGAACGAAAACAGCTATTTTATCGATTACGCAGAGAAAGACAACAGCAAAGGTGAAAAATTCTCGTAATACATCAACAGCACCATCTAATGGTTTGCCAACCACTTATACCGTCAAAAAGGGTGACTGCCTAAGTGTAATAGCGAAAAAGTTTTATGGAAGTGGATCAAAAACATATTATATGAAAATTGCAAATGCAAATGGAATCAGCAATCCTAATTTGATATATCCAAATCAAGTATTTACGATTCCGGTATAGGAGGGAAAATGTCAGCAGAATTATTAATCCAGAATGGAGATACTGTGTATTTTCCCGCCGTACTAGAGGATATTAAATGGGAAACTGAAAGGTATGGATCACCGGGAAAGTTAACTTTTAAATGTATGTATGACAGCAAATTAAATGTCACAGAGGGTAATCCAGTGAGATTGCGCTGGAATGGATTAAATGTGTTTTATGGCTTTATTTTTAAAATAGAAAAGGACAAGGAACCGGTGCTGTCGATTACTGCATATGATCAATTGCGGTATTTTAAAAATAAGGATACTTATGTGATTAATGGGAAAACAGCCGGTGAAGTTTTAGAGCTGATAGCTGCAGATTTTGAATTGCAGACTGGAGATGTGGAAGATACCGGTTATGTAATACCATCCCTTGTGGAAGACGGAAAATCTTTATTTGACATCATGCAGGATTGTCTGGATCAGACTTTAATGAATGTTGGTGAAATGTATGTTTTATATGATGATTTCGGCTCATTGTCACTGAAAAATATTGCAAATTTGGCAGTTAATATTTTGATTGATTCTGAAACAGGAGAAAATTATAAATATAGCTCATCCATTGATGATCAGACGTATAACAAAATAAAGCTTGTTTATGACAATAAGAACACCGGACAGAGAGATGTATATATTGCGCAGGATTCATCTAAAATGAATGAGTGGGGAATGCTGCAGTATTACGATAAGTTATCTGAGGGTGAAAATGGCAAAGAAAAAGTTGAATCTTTATTGCAATTGTATAACAGAAAATCAAAATCATTTCAGATTACGAATGCAATAGGAGATGTATCAGTCCGGGCAGGATGTTTATTACCTGTTATTCTGGATTTAGGAGTTGCAAAAGTTCAGTCTATGATGTTGGTGGAATCGTGTAAGCATGTTTTTAGAGAAAATGAGAATTTTATGAATTTGACATTAAGGGGTGGTGATTTTGTCTGAATTTGATGGATTGATCAAACAGATCAAGCAAGCAGCATTAGATGCAGTAAATTCCGCCGGACCAGCAGGATTTTATGAAGGAACAGTATTAAGCGTATCTCCATTAAAAGTTAAAGTAGACCAGAAGCTTATACTTGGGAAAGAACAACTTGTCTTAGCGCGTAATGTAACAAACCATGAGATGTCTGTTGATGTTGATTGGGAATATGAAAAGGGGACGAAAAAAATAGTAATCCATAATGCATTAAAAACAGGAGATAAAGTGATCCTTGCAAGAATCCAGGGCGGTCAAAGTTATATTATTTTGGATAAGGCGGTGTAAATATGATCCCAAGTGTTAATAATTTGTTGCTTACAGAAATAAATGAAGAGGATATGCCGAGTAAAAATTATCGAATGATCAGTGAAAGCGTTAGAGGTACGGTGGATACCATTGAAGCAATGAAGCAGGTGGTATATAAGATATTATGTACAGAACGATATGTCTACCCGATATACTCATGGAATTATGGTATAGAATTGGTGGATTTATTTGGCGAATCAGTAACATATGCATGTCCTGAGATAACCAGGCGAATCGAAGAAGCATTGTTGCAAGATGAAAGAATTAATTCGGTAGATCAATTTGAATTTGATACAAGTAAAAAACATGAGGTGGTGTGTACATTTTCAGTACACACCATTTTTGGTGATTTTCAGATGGAAAAAGAGGTGAGTGTTTAATGTTCGAAGAGATGACATATGAAAAGATTATGGAACGCATGTTGTCCCGTGTGCCAGATGCACTGGATAAGCGTGAGGGTGCGATTATATTTGATGCACTTGCACCGGCAGCATTTGAAATGTCTATTCTTTATACTGAATTAGAGACAGCTTTAGACCAGACATTTGCAGATACTTGTCAAGGAGTTTATCTGGACAAAAGATGCATGGAAAGAGGAATCACAAGACAGCCAGCAACACATGCGATTGTTCAGGGAACTTTTAAACCGACTGACTTGGATTTGTCTGGTTTGCGATTTAATTGTGGAGATTACAATTATACAGTTAAAGAACCGATTGGAAATGGTGTGTATGAGATGGTGTGTGAGACAGCAGGAAGCCTTCCCAATGGAATTTCTGGTCAGTTGATTCCAATTGACTATATTAACGGATTAGAAACAGCAGAGATCACAGCTATTTTAATTCCGGGAGAAAATGAAGAATCAGATGAAGATCTCAGATCGAGATACTTTGATACTCTTGTGAGCCAGGCATATGGAGGCAACATTACAGACTATAAGCAGAAAACAAACGCTATAGAAGGTGTTGGTGGGGTAAAAGTAACACCTGTCTGGAATGGCGGAGGAACTGTAAAGTTAACTATTATTGCATCAGATTATACAGTGCCTACAATCACATTGATAGGAAAAGTACAAAAAGAGATTGATTCGGTAGCTCCAATCGGACATATCGTAACGGTAGATGGCGCGACTAAAAAGGAGATACAGATAGAAACTAATATCGTATATCAGACAGGGTGGAGTTGGAAAACATCTGGAAATTATATTGAAAAAGCTATTGATGCTTATTTTCAGGAACTTGCAAAAAACTGGGCGTCGTCTGATCAGTTAATTGTACGAATCAGCCAAATTGAGACAAGAATCTTGGACTGTGCCGGAGTAATTGATATTTCAAATACAAAAATAAATGGAAATGCAGATAATTTAATATTGGAATCCAATTCCATTCCTGTGAGAGGAAGTGTGACGGATGGAGCGTAAGATAATAGATTATTTGCCACCATATTTGACGGTATATAAAGAAATAAAAGCAATTATGGAAGCCGAACAGCCAGAATTTGAAATAGTCTGGCCGCAAGCAGAAAATGTCTTGAATGATCAATTTGTATCAGATTCATCTACTATCGGTATAGAGCGTATGGAGAAAATTCTTGGAATTATTCCCAAAAAGACAGATACGCTGGATGAGAGAAAATTTAGAATTTTGGTTAAATTGAATGAACAGCTTCCATATACACTGCCGGTATTGGAACAGCAATTAAAAAGAATGTGCGGAGAGAATGGGTATCGCCTGATTCTAAGCGCAGATAAATATTTACTCAATGTTAAATTAGCTTTAGGCAATGAGAATAATTACCAGGATGTGTGTGATATGTTAAGACGTGTTGTGCCAGCTAATATGGTTATTTCGGTTAGTATGTTTAATACGCATGAAATACTTTCGCATTACACGCATGCGCAGTTGGCAGTATACACACAGAAACAAGTGAGAGAGGAAGTGTTGACGAATGTCTAGTAAAACAACAAATTTGAATTTAACAAAGCCGTCAGAGGATGAATTTTATGATATTAATGTGCAGAATGAAAATATGGACATTATTGATCGTGAGATTAATGGATTAAAGCAGCCGGCTTATAAAGTGTCTACAGCCATGTCAGATCTGCATAGTGGAGAAATGATTACTGTAGCGTTTGGAAAGATTGCAAAGGCGGTTAGTACATTAATAAGTCATGTGGCAAATAAATCTAACCCTCATGACGTGACGAAGAATCAGATAGGACTTGGAAATGTGCCAAATGTTGCAACAAATGACCAAACACCAACATACACAGAAGCATCGAACTTAAGCTCGTTGGTCAGTGGTGAAAAAATGTCTGTAGCGTTTGGAAAGATTGCAAAGGCGGTTAGTACATTAATAAGTCATACAACATCTAAAGCTACCAGTTCCGTTCTGGGACATGTCAAATTATCAGACAGCACATCAAGTACAAGTGCCTCAACTGCTGGAGTGGCGGCAACGCCAAAAGCTGTAAAAGCTGCTTATGATTTGGCAAATAGTAATACTGAAAAATTAGGAACCACTGATATATCTGGTATCGGTGACGGAACCGTGACAGGAGCAATAGTCAATAATAAAGAAGCGATAGAGGATGTCACCCAGAGTTTAACGATTATAAAGGAGAATTTAATTCCATTTCCATATTGCGCAACAAGCACAGGCAGTTATGCGAAGTCATTCAACAGTTCGTCGTTAACAACGGTGGAAGCTAAAAATGATGGATCTTTACTTATCGGAAGCAATGGAAAAATTCCATCAAAAACAAATCAAGTATTATTTAGATTAATTCATGATAATTTTGAAAATATACCATTAAACAATGACATTTATACTATTGATCCCCACTTCGAAAATAGACCTAGTGCATCTGGAGTGGCATTAGCAGTTGTATTTGAACAGGCAAGTGATTCTGAAAATAAAGCATATTATTTAAATTCTCCAGTTGAAATTAATAACCTTGACGGAAAATATACGAAAATAAAATATATTAGCGTTTGGCTTTCCACGGCAACTGCTTCATTTGAAAATATTAAGATGAAGCCTACTATTACGAGGGGGAGGATAACAGAAAAGCGTGATTTTATATCCCAGAAATTAAGCATGGATGCAATCTTTGAGAGAACGAGAAATTCGTTAAATATCGTTCATTTGCCATTAAAAGAAACGAAGACGCTAACACTTGCTCAGATTTATAACTCTTATGCAAAGCAAAATGATGTTTTATATGTGACTGTCATAGATTATAGCGATTCAAAATCATATAAGTCATCAACTATGCTTTTATTTATAGATGATTTTCAAATTTATGCGATTTCGACCGAAGGATTGCTAAAATATGAAAATGTTAACGATAAGTGGGAAGTCATTATTCCGAGGGTATCATTATGATAAAATATGTATTTAGGCAGTTGTTGTGTAAACATGAATATGTAAATACAAATGAAATGTGGTCATTTTTTGGACAAGAACATATAACAAGGTTATGTGTAAAATGTGGAAAAAAAATTTATTAAACTCTGGTTTGTGGTCTTAAAGAAATGGGGATTAAAATGCTTTGATTTATGCCGGATGTAGTGTATAATGGTGTCAACAAAATAAAGCAGTGCCATAGCGCCGAATGATTAGTCTATCAGATTAATTGTCCGGCGCTTTTTGCGTTGCAAAATGGCACAAATGCGAGAACGGATAGACATATAATATTTTATATACAGAAGAAAGGAAGATGATCCAATGGAGATGTTAAAAGAAACGTACACGATTGCTTTGCCTATCGTTCTGACAGCATTTATGGGATACATAGTGTGGCTTTTGAAAAATCAGAAGTCAGACAGAGATGCGAATAGTAGAGGAACGATGCTTTTGCTTCGAGTACAACTGATCGAGTACCATGATAAATACATGGCTCTCAAAGAAATTCCATCCTATGCCTACCAGAATTTTATGGAAATGTACGATGCCTATCATGCGTTGGGCGGAAATGGAATGGTCACAAAGATGAAAAATGAGATTGAAGAGCTTCATCTGAAGCAGAAAGAGAGGATTTAAACATGACAGATTTAGGATTTTTAACAGAATTTATGGTGCCGGTGATCGTAGGCATTTGCCTTTGTGTAGGGTATGTCGTAAAGAAGTGGATTAAGGATGTGGATAATAAATACATTCCTACCATCTGCGCTGTCCTGGGTGTTATTCTGGCAGTTTGGATTAACGGATGGACAATTACAGCACCTATTTTATTAAGTGGATTATTCAGCGGTTTAGCAAGCACTGGACTGCACCAGATGTTCAAACAGTACATTAATAAGGAGGAAAAATAAGTTATGAGAATCGGATTAAACGCAGGACATACATTATCGGGACCGGGATCAGGCACATCAGGTGTGATTGTAGAAAGTATTGAGACAAGAAAAGTATGCAGCAGATTGACAGAAATGTTTAAAGCATGCAGTGTGGAAGTTGTGCCGTGTACAATAGATAAAGCGGCGACGCAGAAGGCCTATTTACAAAAAGTAGTTGAGATGGCAAACAGAACGGATCTTGATTACTTTATTAGTATTCATTTCAATAATGATAAGGCAAGAAAAGGACATGGTGTGGAAGCATATACATTCCAGGGAAGACAGTATCCTGACGCAATAGAAGTTTGTGAATATATCGCAGCACTTGGATTTACCAATCGTGGAGTAAAAGAGGGTAGCGGATTGTATGTGATTCACAAGACCAAAGCAAAATCCATGTTGATTGAGATATGCTTTGTAAATGATCCGGATGCATCTTTATATCAGCAGAAATTTGAGCAGATCTGCACAGCAATTGCATATGCATTAGCAGACCATGTGCAGGCAGCACCGAAGCCAGTTGCACCGGTACAACTTCCGGAAAAGAAAAAGTATGTAAAAGTTCTGGTGGATGATCTGGCGGTCAGAAAATCTTTAAGCTGGGATAAGTCAGCAGTAGCAAAAAGAGTACAGAAGAATGAAGTCTTTACGATTGCCGAAGGACCTGTGAAAGTCGGTGGTGGAAGTATGTATGAGTTGAAATCAGGACTGTATATCACAGCATCTTCAAAATATGTCACTGTGTACGAAAAATAAAACCATAGCCGGTAGAGCTTATCTGCCGGCTATTTTCGTGTCCGTATTTATTATTTTTAATTGGTAATTCTTTTTATGTATTAGTAACAAATTAGTAACAATTTTTCTGAAACACCAGCAAAATCAGCATATTGTAAAAGGAAAAATTTAATATATTTTTAAAATTAATCATATGGTAATATTTATTTTTTTCATCTATAATAACAACAGTCTGTGCATATAATAAAAAAAGAAAACAGACAGTTATTTTTTGTGAAAAACAGGTAGAGTTTTTGCAGAAAAGCACGTTGATCGTGCAGCACAAGCAGGAGAATGAGAGAAAGAATTACGTATGGTATTTAGCAGTTTTGAATTTTTGTTCCGGTTTCTGCCGGCTTTTTTAATCATATATTTTATCACACCGAAGAAGTTCCGCAACGCAGTACTCTTTTTGGGGAGCATT